CACCCCCCACCCCCACCACCCCACCTAGGATGAGCCCATGGCATGGACCACATCCACACGACGGCAACGACTCCCAAACAACTGGAACAAACTCAGACAACAAGTTCTACAAAGACACAACAACAAATGCGCAGGACTCCCACACCCCATGGGCAGCCCCACCCAGGTAGCAGGGGGCACCCATACCCCCACCGGGAGGTGGCACGCCGCCGGGTGCAACCGCCACGCCACAGACATCGACCACATCACCGCCGGAGACAACCATTCAATAGACAACCTGCAACCCCTGTCCCGCGCCTGCCACCACGCCAAGACCACCGCCGAGACCCTCACACGCACCGCCACACGCCGTGCGATGACACAACACAAGCACGCGCCGCACCCAAACATGCAACAAACACAAAACAAAAACAAAACGAAACGAAACGAAGAAAAATCAAACGAAACACAAAGTCGAAGCTTGCGCGAACGCTTCACATGAAAAACGAAAAAAATCCGCGACAAAAATCTTCGAAACACCCTGGCACCGCCTCCCACCCCACCCCCGGAAAGGACCGCCGGAGGTAGCAATCACCCGGCGCGATGCCCGATTTGCCAAGATTTCGGGTGAGCGGCGCCACAGAACCGGCCCGTTACCCTGGAACCAACCACCCCGACCCGACGGGGCGCAACAGACAGGAGGGCAGATGTCAGCATCACCCGCAACCGCCGCAGCCCAGATGGAGTACTGGGCCACCTGCGGCCCCGGAAAACCCCAAGGAGGTGACTACAGCGTCGGCTACTCACAGCCCGACCGATGGATGGCGTACGAACGGTCCACAGACCTTGGCTGGCTCACCGCAGACGCCAACATGGACTGCTCTGCCGGTGTCGCAGCGGCCTGGAACTTCGCCTTCCACGCCGACGGCGAGCCCTGGAACTCGTCCGTCATGTTCCCCCGGGACACGTACACCGGCAACATCCGCGGCTACGCCGTCTCCAGGGGCTTCGAGGACGTCCACTGGGACGACAGCAGCCTCTACCCCGACGGCGGCCTCCAAGCCGGCGACCTGATCCTCTCCGAGGCAGCCTCCGGCGGTGCCGGCCACGTCGCCATGGTCACCAAGAACGGCCTGTCCGAAGCCTGGATCGCCGAGGACGGGTCCATTGACGGGTACATCGGCGATCAGACCGGCTCCGAGTGCCGGTGCGTGTCCTACGAGGGCCACCTGTACACGCAGACGGCCCGGTGGACGCACTGTCTCCGCTACCTCGGCGGCACTGCGGCGCCCGCCCCGCAGACGCAGGAGCAGTCCCGCGCCTCGCATGACGGGTACGAGCTGTCGTACGTGCAGCAGGCTGTTCTCCGTGCCGCAGACAACGTCGGATGCCCCTGGTGGGCTGCGCTCGCGGCCCTGTGGATGGAAACCGGCGAGTACGGGGCGAACATTTTTGGCCACGACGCCGGCGGCGCCTACTGCGGCGGCGGTGAAGTCACCGAAGCGAAGTTCCGTGACTTCTACGCGCAGATCAGCGCTGGGGCTACATCCAACGGGGTCGGGCCGCTGCAGGTCACCTACCCCGGCTACTTCTTCAACGACCCCGACCGGGCCTGGTGGGACCCCGAGAAGTCCGCCGAGATCGGCTGCGGGATCATCCGGGACCTCATCAACGCGGAAGGTGACTCGTACGAGGACCTGAAGCGCGTCGGATCCCGCTACAATTCGGGCAGCGCGTACGGTGCTTACGAGGCGTACGGCGAACCCTTCAGCGACCGGTGCAGGTCGTGGTACAACTACGGGCGCCCCAACGGCGCAGGACAGGAGGCATGGGAAATGGCTGAAGGCGTTGACCTTCTCAGGGAGATCAGAGACCTGTTCAGGTCCGGGCAGGCCGGCGACCACTTCGCCGGCGACATGAACTGGTACGCGAAGGCGACCTACGAGGAGACCAAGGCAATCCACGCCGCGGTCGACAAGGTCCTCGACGTGCTGACCCCCGGGCAGGAGGGCATCAAGTCCGCGGGCGCGATCTACGGTGCGGTCAACGACATCCGCACCGCTGTGAAGCCCGCTGACGTCGAGCGGCCCGACGCTGCGAAGTGACCCCCCACATCGTCCCGTGCGCAGCCCATTGGTTCGCCGCCGCGGCGATCCTGGGCGCGTACTGGGTCGGGCGGCTAGAAGGCCGTCAAGAAACAACAGAGGAGAAAGATGAACCTGACTGCTGAGCAGAGCGCGACCCTGACCGCCGTGGCTGCCGTTGCGTGGCCTTTCGTTCAGGCGGCCCTTGACAAGCCGTACTGGACTGCCGGTAAGCGTCGCGCCCTGACCCTGGCTGCGGTTGTTCTGATCGCTGTGGGCACGTGGTTCGTGGGCGCCTACCCGGCGACCGCTGAGGCCGCCGTCACCCAGCTCCTGTCCGTTGCGGGCCTTGTGCTTGGGGCCTTCAACATTCTGAAGAGCGTGAAGATCAACGGCATCTCGATCCTGGACTGGGCGGGCATTGTCACCCCCGGCGGCGTCACCCTGCGTGACGGCGGCGAGGGCAAGCACAAGGCATGACCTCGTCTGCCCTGTAGCGGATACCCCGTCAGTTCCGGCCGGCTGGCGGGGTATCCTTGTGCCCAGACCGCAAACGTTAGGAGTTTTCTCGTGGCACGTCTGACATCTGCTAGGCGCCTGCGCAAAGAAGTGATGGACGAGTGGGACCTGTCGCCCGTTGAGGTGCGGATCCTGGACGACATGTGCCACGAGGCTGAGTTGATCTCCCGGATGGCGAAGGAGCTGGACGGCGGCGACCTGTTGACGGTCGGGTCGACCGGCCAGATGCGTCCGAACCCGCTGCTCGCCGAGATCCGCCAGCACCGGGCTGTGATGGCGTCGTTGGCGAAGGCGCTGCGGCTGCAGGATGACACGGACGAGGCTCGCCTGGCCCGGTCTGAGCATGCTGCGACGGCTGCTGCTGGACGGTGGGGGCTGACGCATGGCACGTCGGCGTAGCAGCACGCCGGTCGAGGTCAGCGAATGGGACGAGGCCGAGTGGCCGGCGATCAAAGCGTGGTACAAGGAGCGGCTTTCCGCCCCGGCGGCCATGCCGGACTGCGCGTGGCCGCCGGTCGCCCATGGCCCCGTGTGGACCATCGAGGACGGCCGGTGGCTGCTGCCTGACAGCACGGTCGGCTGGGACGTGCTCGCCTGGGCTTCATCCTCCCTGGTCGGCCCCGGCGGTGGCGCGTGGACGTTCACCCCGGAGCAGGCCCGTTTCGTCCTCTGGTACTACGCCGTAGACGACGACGGCATGTTCCTGGCCCCCACGGTCGTCCTGCAGCGATGCAAAGGCTGGGGTAAGGACCCGCTGGCCGGGGTGATCGCCCTGAACGCGCTCCTCGGGCCGTCCCTGCCGGAGTCCACGCCCCGCGGGGTGCGCGGGAGACGTGAGCAGACCCCCTGGGTCCGCCTGCTCGCCGTGTCGCAGCAGCAGACTGAGAACACAATGGGTGCGATCCGGGCGATCGCCCCCGCCCAGGTGCAGTCCGAGCTCGGTATCCGCGTCATTTCCACGTACGTGCGCCCCACGGACGGCTCCCCCGGGTTCATCACCGCGATCACTTCCAACCCGGATGCCGCCGAAGGGTCCCGCGCGACCCTGACGATCTGCAACGAGACACAGAACTGGACGCAATCCAACGCTGGTGTTGCGATGATGGGCGTTGTCCGCGGTGACGCAGCGAAGTCTCCGCCCGACCGGCAGGCGCGGGTACTTCACATCTGCAACGCGGCCCGCGTCGGCGTCGAGTCGGTCGGCCTCGCCACCAGGGAAGCGTGGGAGCAGTCCCAGGCGGGGAAGATCCGCTCGTACGGGCTTATGTACGACACGCTCGAAGCCCCGCCGCAGGCCCCGCTGACCGCGGACGACGCCCCCGAGGTCGTGAAAGGTGTCCGCGGTGACGCAACCTGGCTGTCCCCCGACCGGATCGTCCAGGACGTCCTCGACCCGGAAACCCCGCCGTCCGAGTCCAGGCGGAAGTGGTACAACCAGGTCACCGCCGCCGAGGACGCCTGGGTCACCCGCGAGGAATGGGACGCCTGCCGCGACCCGGACCTGCCCGCCCTCGACCCCGAAGACGAACTCGTTTTGTTTTTCGATGGTGGTAAGTCGGACGACGCGACCGCTTTCGTGGGCTGCCGCATCTCTGACGGGGCGGTGTTCCCGCTCGGCGTGTGGCAGCGACCGCCCGACGCCCGCGCCCACGGCTGGGTTGCTCCCCGCGAAGAAATCGACCAGCGCGTCCGCGACGTCCTAGACCACAACAACGTTGTCGCCCTTTGGTGCGACCCATCCCACGCCAAAGACGATGAAACCATGGTTGCCTTCTGGGACGGCATCATCGACGGCTGGCACCGCGACTACCGGAGGAAGCTCCGCATGCCCGCCAGCCGGCAACACGCCACACGGTGGGACATGTCCGACCCGTCCCACGTGTCCAGGTTCGTCCGCGGCGTCAACCGCGTCTACGCGGACATCGAAGCTGGCGGCCTCCTCCACGACGGAGACGCCAGACTCCGCGCCCACGTCCTCCACGCCCGACGCGTCCCCTCCAAATGGGGGCCCAGCATCGCGAAGAACCACCGGGAATCCCGCAAGAAGATCGACCTGGCCGTTGCCATGGTCGGTGCCCGTATAATGCGGGAGGAGTACAGGAATAGTCGCCGTAGAGGGCGCGGAAAGGTATGGTGACCGCCCATGAGTGACCGCCCCTGGGAAAAGCTCGCCGAGGACACCGCCGAGAAGCGGTGGGAAGCGCAGCAGCGCCAAGAGGACCTCGTACCCGGGTCGACCACGCCCGGCATCGGCGCACCGCTTGCGACCGTTGACGGCGGCGGGAAGAGCGCCGACCAGCGGAGACTCCGCGCGCTCGCGCTCGGCCCGACCCTCGCCCTGCTCGTGGACACGCTCGGCCGTCAGATCATCGCTGACGGTGTCACCCGCACCGCCGACCAGCAGGGCGACCTCGCCGCCCTGTGGGCGCCATGGGAACGCGCCGGCATGCCCACCAGGCAGACCGGCCTATGGAAAGCCGCCCTCACCGACGGGGAAGCGTTCGTGCTGATAGCCCCGAACGGCGCCGAAGCGAAACTCGAAGCCGCGTCCGTCGCCCGCGTCGGCGTGGACTGGGGAGACGACCCCACCGCCGACTGGCCCGCCCGCGCCGTGTTCCTCACGAAAGGCGGCCGGCCCACTCTGTACGTCACCGCCCAAGACCTGATCCGCATTGACCGGAACGGCAACCCCTACGAAGCCGTCCACCACGGACTCGGCTACGCGCCGGTCGCCCGGTTCGCCCCGTACCTGTCCATCGACGGTGACGCCGAGTCCCTCGTGGATCGACTGCGGATCCCCGCCCGCAGGTACATCAAGACAGTCCATGACCGGCTCCTCATCCAGCACTCCAACTCGTGGAGGGTGAAGACCGTCACTGGGCTGGACGACCCCGGCAGCATCGAAGACGCCGAACGAATGAAGGCGCACCTGTCGAACTCATCGATCCTGACCGGCGGTGACGGCGTCCAGTTCGGCTCGCTGCCCGAGACCAGCATGCAGTCCGTCCTCGACGCGGAACGCGCTGACCTCGGCACGCTCGCCGCGCTCGCGTCCGTCCCGTCATGGTCGCTGTCCGGCTCCCAGCTCGTTAACCTGTCCGCCGACGCCCTCGCTGAGGCTAAGTCCGCGGAACGTGCACACATCACCGCGATCCAGCGGGCCCTTGGACGGCCACTCTTGAACGTGCTCCGCGCGTCGGCCCAGCTCGAGCGGCGTGTTGCCGACGCGGTCGACTACACGCTCCGTGTCGACTGGCGCGACACTGAGGCGCGGTCCCTGTCGCAGGCCGCAGACGCCCTCGGGAAGCTGTCTCAGTCGCTCGGCGTGCCCGCTCAGCTGTTGTGGCAGCGGATCCCCGGCGTGTCGCCCGCCGAGGCGCAGGAATGGCAGGAGTACGCGGACGCCCACCCGTCTGAGCTGGAGGCGTACGCCCGGGCCCTCACCGCCGACGGTGAAGGCACCCCGCCGCCCGTTGAGGAGTCCTGACCGGTGGCTCTCACCGCTGTCGGCGCAGCCCTCACCGCCGGCTACCAGCGGCACATCTCCGCGATGGCAGCTGCCACCGGCCTGGCCGTGGCCGACGCCATGGACAGCATCGACCCGGACGACATCGGCGGTGCCCACCAGTACGCGGTGAAGAAAGCCGCCGACGTCATCCAGGGAGGCACCCGGCAAGGGCGGGCCCTCACCGCCCAGTACCTCACCCGGTACGCCCGCGCAGAAGACATCGACCTGCCGTCGCTGCCCGCCGTCCGCCCCATCGGCCGGCAGGACGCCGTCCGCACCGCGTTCTACTCCGGGCCCGTCCGCGCGAAAACCCTCATCCGCCGCGGCATCAGCGGCGAACAGGCTGTCGCCGAGATGCGCGAATGGGCAGCACAGTGGGGGCGCACCCAGGTCGAGTCCACGTCCCGCGACTACGTCATCCAATCCGCGAGACGCACCCGCCTGAAGTGCAGGCGCGTCACCGTCGGGAAGACCTGTGCGTTCTGCTCCATGCTCGCCGCCCGCGGCCCCGTCTACACTGAAGACACTGTCACATTCCGAGCGCACCGCTGCTGCGACTGCACCTGGGAGATCTGCAAAGAAACCCCCAGCGAATGGCTGAAACGCTCCGCCACGTCCCACGAACTACGCGTCAACGCAGCCTACCGGGAAGCCGCCGCGAACATCCACGCGGCCGGCGAAGCCCTGTCCGGCCGCCCCGGCCGACACAACATCACCATGGAAATGCGGCGCGTCGCCCCGGAACTGTTCTCCGACGGCTGGAAGACCCGTTGATATATACTGCACGCAGCACACCAAAAGGAGGAGCTAATGGCTGATTCGAAGCCCCGCCCGGACGCCTCCGCGTCTGCGGCGTCCACCGACAGCGACGCCAAGGCCGACCCGAAGTCGGTGACGGGCGTCGAGGAGCCCGCTAGCAAGCCCGAGGAGGCCGCCCCGGAGCAGCCCGCTGTCGACGGCGAGGACAAGCCTGCCGAGGACGCCCCTGAAGGTGACGCTTCCGCGAAGCCTGCTGACGCCCCTGAGGCCGCCCCGGCCGACACGGGCGACGCCGAGCCGGCCCCGCAGGTCCCCGCCGAGGAGGCCGCCCCGGAGCAGCCCGCTGTCGACTACAAGGCTCTCGCCGAGGCTGCCCGCGCCGAGCTTGACAACCTGAAGGCGAAGCTCGCCACCCAGGAATCCCTCAAGTCGGCCGGCCTCGCCCCTGAGCTCGCCGACTACGTCACCCTCAACACCCCCGAGGACGCCCAGAAGCTCGCCGCGATCATCGCCCCCCAGCCGCAGACGACCCCGTTCGCCCCGGTCGGAGACGACGACAACGACGAGAACATCACCACCATTGGCAACCGGATCTTCGGTCGCCGCTGATAGGAAGGAAGCCCCATGGCTAACTTTGCAACCCCGGCGATGAAGGTCACCAAGAGCTCCGTCGCCGCTCTCCGCTACCTGTCCGCCCTGCCCCGCACCATCAACCGGGACGCCGAGTCCGGCTACGAGGCCGGCTACGGCAGCACCGTCAACGTGCCCATGCCCGTCAAGGCGACCGCCGCGACCCGCACCAAGGCTCAGCGTGCCGCCCGCACCGCCATCAACTACACCGACCTGACCCGCCAGTACGTGCCCGTCGAGCTCGCCGACCAGATCTACTCCGCGGTCCGCCTGCCCTCCGACTGGTACACCTGGACCCTGCAGTCCTTCGAGGACGAGGTCGCCAAGCCGACCGCCGAGGCTGTCGTCGACGAGCTTCCGAAGAAGCTCGCCGCGATCATGACCACGATCAAGGCTTCGCAGGCCGCTGACGCTTCTGCCGCCGCCGTTGGCTACACTGACGCGAAGGCCCTGAAGCTGAAGGCCGACTCCTCGAACGTCCTCGAGGTTGTTGCCCGTCTCGCCCGCGTCCTCAACAGCCGTGAGGTCCCCACCTCGGACCGCACGATCGCTGTCGGCCCCGGCATCGCCGAGGTCATCCAGAAGAACCGCGACCTGGCGAGCGCCGCCTACCAGGCCGACGACGGCGACAGCCTCCACGAGGCCATCATCAGCCGCCTGAAGGGCTTCACCATCATTGAGGACCCGCGTCTCCCGGAGAAGTTCGGCATCGCCTACCAGCGTGACGCGTTCACGATGGCCCTGCGTGCCGCCACTGTTCCGCTTGGCGCTTCCTACGGTGCGAACCACGCCGAGGACGGTTTCGCCCTGCGCCTGATCTGCGACTACGACCCTGACCAGGCTGAGGACCGCGCTGTTGTTGACGCGTTCTTCGGCGCTGCGGTCATGGACGCTCAGCGCGCCACCGCTTTCGGGCTGGCCTGATCGCAATGCCTACCACGGCGCTGGCGGACGTCGCCGACCTCGGAGACTGGCTCGGAGAGAGCATCACCGAGGACGGCGACGTTCGCCGCGCCAAGTGGCTGCTGCGGCGGGCTACGTCCCTCGTCCTGGAAACCTGCGGGCGTGTCGCCCGCCCGTGGACGCCGGCTGACGTGCCTGGCGGCGTGCAGGAAATCATCCTGTCCTGCGCGGCGCGAGCCTACGTCAACCCTGAATCCTGGAACTACGAACGCCTTGACGACTGGATGGGCGGCGGAAAGCCCGTCCCCGAGGACGGCCTGTACCTGACGCCCACCGAGAAGAAGTCGCTGCTCCTGTACATCGATGATGCCCCCGCCCGTGGCATGGGCGTCATGGGCACCTACCGTGAAGTGTGGCCGCCCGCCACGAACCGGTACGGCGACTCCGGATGGATCAACGCGATCAGGGGCAAGCCATGAGCCACCCGCACGCCCGGCGGCGGCGGGCTGAATGGCTGATGGTGGACTCGTGCGTGATCGACCGGCCTGAAAGGTCCATGAACTGGGACCCGCAGGCCGGCCACGACGAGCCGTCCATGAGCCGCGTGTACGAAGGCAAGTGCCGGCTGCGGCAGCAGACGTCGTACGGCACCGCACCAACCACTGGCGGGCACACGTACGAACTGCAGCAGACCGAGCTGCACATCCCCCGCGGCGCATCATACGAGCCGCATGTCGGCGACGTCGCCACCGTGACCGGCTACGCGTACCCGTTCCGTGTGCGCGGCCTGATCAACCAAACACACCGGACCGCCACGCGGATGCTCGTAGATGCGGAGACCGACTAATGCCAGCCGATGTGACGCAGCTGCGCGCCCTCGCCGCCGACTTCGCTTCCGCCCAGGAGGCCGGGTCCGCGGTGCAGGTCGGCGTGCGTAACGCCTTAGACTCGGCGAAAGAGCGGGCGCGGCAGGACTACCGGGCGTTCCCAAACAAAGGAATCGCCAAGGTAGGGGACACGTTCTCCTACGACACGAAGCCTTCTGGTGCGGTCGTGCAGGCCGAGTTTGGGCCGTCCAAGCCGCGCGGCGCGCTCGCTAACATCGCGATCTGGGGGACACCGAAGGGCGGCGGCGGCATGCCGCACCCGGCCGACTACATGGACGACAAGGTGACCGACGAGATCGCCTCCACCCTCGACGAGATACTGGACAAGCTGTCATGATCAAGATCAGCCCGTTCGTGAAGGCTATGGAGAGGGCATGCCGTGAGCGCTGCAAGTACGACGTGTACCTCGGCGAAGTGACGAAGGCCAGGCCGAACGTCCCGTACGTGCTGGTGAAGCTTCCTGCCGCCGGGGCTGGCAAGGCCGGCACGCTCGGTAACGCCGCCGACGAGATCAGCTTCCTGCAGCCGCTCACCGTTGTTGCCTCCACCGCCGACAGGCTCCTGACAGTGACGGACGACGTCCGCGGCGTCCTCGACGGCTACGAGCTGAAAGTCGGCGGCTGCCACGTTGAACCGCTGCGCCTGTCCTACTCGTCCGGCCTGCTCCGCGACGACCAAGTAGACGTCCCTATCTACGGGCACCTGTTCTACTCGGTTGACATGTGGCAGGTCACAGCATTCAAAAGATTCGCCTGAGTTAAACTGACCTAGAAACGTACGTTGTCCGGCGCTGACGCGGCGTCGGAGAGAGGAGAAAGCCGATATGGCTTCGTCAATCCGGACGCTCGGCGACGGCCGCATCACGCTCGTCGCGCTGGGCACCGACTCCGCCCCGGTCGCGAACAAGAAGGCGCCGACCGCGGACGAGCTGAACAAGGGCCTCCATTTCGAGATGTCCGTCATGAAGTCCGACTACAAGCTCGGCTCGAAGGGCAGCACCAGCGTCGAGGAGCCCGTCCTCGGCGCCGCCGGTAAGGGCACCGTGCCCGGCCCCGCCGAGTACGAGGGCCAGGTCTCCGTGTACTGGTTCTTCGACGATGACGGCCAGAAGGTCCAGGGCGGCGACAACGCCGTCTGGGAGCTCCTGAAGCAGACTGGCCGCGAGTTCGAGCTGTACGAGCGTGAGGGCAAGAAGCCTGAGGAGCCGTTCGCGAACGGCGACGACGTTGACTGGTACCACGTCGCCCCCGGCCAGCCGCAGAAGCCGGACGACCGGACCACGTACACGAAGCGGACCGTGTCCCTGTTCATCTCGGACGCCCTGGAGAACGAGATCACCGTCGGCGGCGGCAAGGTTCAGGCTGTTCCCACGATCACGTCGATTGACCCGTCCGGGAAGAAGGCCGGCGACACCGTCCTGATCTCCGGCACGAACTTCATCGGTGTCACCTCCGTCACCTGCACTGCGAACGGGAAGACGACCCCGGTCGCCTCCTACCGGGTGCTGTCCCCGACCGCCATCAGCGCGGTCCTGCCCGCCGGCGTCCAGACCGGCAACTTCATCGTCACGAACGCGAAGGGCGCGTCCTCCGGCAAGTCCTACACGGCCGGCGCCTGACAGCAGCGCCGCCCTGTACACTGGGCCTGTTGCCCCCGCTGCCATGTGCGGTCTCTGGCAGTGGGGGCAACACCGCACATAGACCGCTTGAGACCGCAGACAGGGGACGCCGATGAGCGACCGTGTTGACGTTGACGCCGACGACTTCGAGGACCGCACCGACGGCGCGGACACGCCGGAGAAGTTTGATTTCGCCGCGTGGATGGCTGGGTTCCAGCCGACCCGGAAGTCGTGCACGCTGTACGGGCGCACCGACCTGCTCGCCGTGATCGATCACCTGGACGAGGAAGCTCGCCTGCCCGGCCTGTCCGACGAGCGGAAGCGGGAGATTCTCGACGAGGCGAACTCCTGCCTGGAGACGCTGAAGGAGTCCGGCGTTGAGTTCGTGGTGCAGACCATGTCCGTGTACGCGCAAAAGGAGCTCATGGAATCTCTCGGCCACCGCACGAAGGACGACCCTGTCACCCACGACATGGAGTGCGCGTTCATTGCCGCGCACATCGTCGAGCCGACCGGCGTGACCGGCGAAGACATTGCCGGCCTGTACAAGGCATCCCCGCAGCAGGTGGAGAAGTTGTCCAGATGCATTCGCCTCGTCGACACCGAGAACCCCACCATCACCGCCCCTTTCTCGTCCAAGTCCTGACCTCCCCCACCGGGGCTTGGCTGCGGTCCATGGTGAAAGCCGCCATGGGCTGGGGGCGCCCACCCACAGGCATCCTGCGCCGGTCCGGGGAGTGGGTTCCGCAGGACTACGACCTAGCAAACGCGTACTCCCTGTACGAGGCCTCCCTGTGCCCGTGCGGGTGCGGCTAACC